CCCTGCAATGTTCTGTACTGTGGCAGCATGTACAACGCCTAAAACCTTTTTTGACGTTGCAACAAACACATGCATTTTGCCTCCAAACTGTACCGCTGGGCAAAATGACTTAAATGGTGATCTATTCTCTGGTACATGTGTCAACGGCTGCACACACTGGACTCAAGGTTCTGGTGTCTATAAAAGAGAATCATCAGGCGTTGTCTGGTACGTCTCACTTAGAGCAAATACAGGCGCAGCATGTACAACTTCCTCGCAGTCCAAAGTATCAGCAGATGCAGCTGAAGCCGCAGCTACAGCGCAAAAACTAGCTGACGCTACAGCAGCAGCGAACGCTAAAACTGCAGCAGATAAAGCCGCAGCTCAAGCAGCAGCTACAGCGGCCGCAACAGCTAAATCAGCAGCTGACAAAGCAGTTGCAGACGCTAAATCCGCAGCAGACAAAGCCGCAGCAGTAGCAGCAGACCCAAACTCTACTCAAGCCCAAAAGGACGCAGCAAACGCAGCAGCTACAGCAGCTCAATCAAATGCTGATACTAAAAATGCAGCAGCAGCAACCGCAGCAGGTACAGCAGCAGCAACCGCAAAACCTGATACACCAGCTGAAACAAAAGACTTCTGCGAACTTCATCCGACAAGCTTCATCTGTAAGAATTCATCAGTCAATAAAGGCTCATGCTCAAACGGAGTGCTAAGTGGTTTTAGCTGTGAAGGTGACGTATCACTATGTGTTATTGCTCAAAGTGAAGCAGAAAACGCATGTCTAATAAGCTCAACTGACGATGCACTAACCAACAAATACAACGAGGCAAAAAATGATAATCCTTCTAATAATCCTAGCTTGCCGCAAAATGCGACAACGATAAACATCCCAACCGCTCTGGACGATTCAAGCCCATACGCAGGTCAATGTAATCCAGACACTGTTATAAGTTTTAATGGTGCCTCTGTCACCATACCTTTTTCAAAATGGTGTGACGTACTTAACGCGCTAGGTTATCTGTTCTTAGCTTGTGCATATATCAGCGCTGCAATCATCTTAGGAGGTGCTATCTAATGCCAATCATCATAGGAATGCTCTGGGGGGCGTTTGTATCAATTCTAGGCTCACTGGTTGGACGCATACTAGTAGCTCTTGCAATATCTTATGTGACCTATTCAGGTGTAGATATATTGCTCACAGGAATGAAAACCGCAGCCATAGCTAACATGGGCAATATGGGTCCACTAGTTGGCGTTGTCGGTATGCTTAAACTTGGTCAATGTCTCAATGTAGTTATATCTGCTGTAGTTGCTAAATTCACTATTGGCGGCTTAACAAACGGTTCTGTCACTAAAATGGTGTTCAAAAAATGATTAACCTAGTCACAGGATTACCAGGCAGTGGTAAAACACTTTGGACGCTATCAACAGTAGTTGCATACGTAGAAAAAGAAAATAAATCCCAATCGGAAAAGGGATTACCACCGCGTGAAGTTTACTATCATGGCATACCAGAATTAACTCTGTCTGGCTGGCATTTAATGGAAAACCCTGAGGACTGGATAAACCTTCCAAGTCACTCAATCATTGTTATTGATGAGTGTCAGTCTACATTCAGACCAAGAGCCGCAAGTGTAAAACCGCCTCCTTACATTTCAGAATTTGAAACGCACAGACATAAAGGTTTGGACTTCTTTCTGCTGACACAGCATCCAATGCTTGTAGATGGCAACATCAGACGATTAGCAGGTAAGCATTACCATGTGATTAGATTCTATGGCTTCCAAAAGTCAACAATCCATGAATTTCAAAGCGTCCGTGATAACGTAGACAAAAACCAAAAGAACTCAATATCTACACACTTTATTTATCCTAAAGAAGTGTTCAATTGGTACAAATCCGCAGACGCTCATACCATGAAAAAGCGCATACCAATGCGCATGGTCATGCTCATAGTATTACCGATATTGGTCGTCATTGTTGGTTACTTTGCATTTCAATCACTCGTTAAAATCCAAACAGATCCATCTAAAAAGATGGATGAAATGTCACATGGAAAAACTAACGCGGATGGTTCACCTTCAACGCATACAAGCCCAAATCAGCAATCAGTAAAACTAACTTACGTAGAAGCTCGTAAACCAGAAGTCCAAGACATACCAAGCTCAGCTCCAATCTATGAAAAAGTCATTGACCCTGTAACTGCACCATATCCAGCTGCTTGCGTTCGTTCAAATACTCAAGGCTGCAATTGCTACACACAGCAAGCTACCAGAATGGAAATAGACGAAGCCGTATGCTTAAAAATCGTTGCTAATGGAATATTCATAGACTGGAAAACAACCACAGAAGCCTCTAGTGGCACGAACTTGGGGGATGGGGTGCAACCCCATGTAGACCAGCGCAGTAACGCCGTAACGGATGAATCCACGCGTTATATTGAGCCTAAAATCCCTCTGTCATGACTTCGCGCCCTGTAGACTGATTTTAAGCTTTTGTGGTTGGGGTTTGGGGGCGTAGTGGCAGCGCTAGCGGACACCTAGCCACCAGACACCGAACACGAACATTAAAAAACCCTATGACGCGAATCATAGGGTTTTTTTTCTTTTATTAATTCCACTGATATCTAAATTCTCATATCAACCGCGTAGCGGTTTACGTGTCCAGTTACACGTAAAATAGGCGACATTTATGTCGCTTTTCCATCTTCTAAAACGTCTTATCAACTTCGTATAATGGGCGCTTATGTCACTACCTGCGTGGGTTCCAGCCGCGTACACGTTGTTTGAGAAAGTGCCTAAGTTCACTGGTATTACGGCTATAATTATCCACAAGCCTACCGTAGTCAAAAAATGCTTAAAAAACAATGCCTTATCTGGTTTTTTGCTATTTGCTGCTTGAATTTCAGCAATCACTACAACTGGTGACATTTCCAAAATTTCAGCAAATCTAAAACAAGCGTATTCATCAGGCACATTCTTGCCTTTGTAATAGTCAGAAATCCTTTGTTCTGAAATATCTATAACCTTCGAAAGCGCATAGCTGCTTGTAACACCAAGTTTTTCTTTGCATGAATCTAGATAACCTGTCGCGTCCATGATTTACCTCCTAGATAAAAATAATAATGATACTCCTAAAATCGGTTGCAATACTCCGAATTAAAGAGTAAGGTTCTCTTACTCCGAACATCGGAGCTATTAACTAACGGAGAACATAATGGCACAAGAAAACGTACAACCAATTACACAATCTTCAAAAATGCAACTAAACGAAGGAATTGTCGAAGGCAAAATCACAGCAATCGAACAACCAGAAAAGTCAGATTACACCTACTACACAATGTCACTTAAAGCCGCAGATGAGTATTCCTTACCTGCTGTCATACAAGTATCACAACCAGCTAAAGAACGACCATTTGGCAGAGTGAATGACTTGCTCAGACTCAAAGTTCGCCTAGGTGGTTACCCACGTAAAAGCGGCTCAATTACTTACGTTTCAAATACTTTATCAGTTGTAGAAGTTCTCTAGTTTCAAATGGCTTTTTGCGACTGGCTAACATGCTATCAAACGCACTTCGAGGGCGGTCTACCTGTTATTAATGACGGCTGTATCGCCCAATTTGAAGCTGACGCAATCAAACGATTTATCGACCCTGAAACAGGGCAGATGAAAACTGTTTTTGATGCCACAAAAATTGAATGGACTACAGAGCGTAATTTTGATTATCAGGGAAGTTACGACACTAAGATAAGGATTAAATGCGATGGCAACCGAATCACTTTTGATGGCAATGTTTCACGCTTCGGCAGGCGCGACAATGTTTTCGGTTATAGCGTTTTCGATTGCATTATTAGGGCTAATGACATTCTTGCAGCGCTTGGTCTACCACCGTTCACGAATGAGCGCGGCACGAACACAGCGGATGGAGGCATTGTACAGCGAGGGTGCATTATTACGCGCATCGACCTCACTAGGAATTATTCGACAGGTTCCGACGTATCCGCCAAACGCCTTATTCACTATTTCGCAGGTCAAGATAGCAGCCGCAAAGCATCAGCCAAATCTTATGGCGATAACGGCATAACTTGGGGCGAAGGCTCCAAATTTTGGTATGCCAAGATGTACATCAAAGCTGAATCGTTAGGCGAACATTGCAATGTTGAATTAGCCGAATGGGTAAAAGAGCAGGGCATTATCAGACACGAAATATCATTAAAAAGCCGATATCTAACTAAGTACGGCTTACGCAATATTAACGCATGGATAAACAAATATAACGTAGACACAGAGTACTTGAAGATATCAGGAGTAAAAGACATGGAAAACATAATATATGACAGATTCACTGACGTACTTACCCGCGGCACTGCGACACGGTCGCCTCTTGAAGATATACCAAAAAACATCGGCAGAATCGCCCGTGACTGGCGTTCAGGACAAGACGTCTGGGGCGACGAAACCTATACAGCCCGAACTAAGCAAAGATGGCGCAAAGAGCTACTTGCGTACGGAATCGACATTAAAAAACCAAGCAACGTTACACGTCTCCCGATTAGACTTGAAGTCGTCCAATTAACCCCATCAGTAATACCTAGCTGGTACTGGGAACAGGTCGCTGCGTAATGCTCTGCCTATCGCAAATTGACGGTAACAACTATCAGGTTGCCTCACCGCAACCAACAGAATACACAAGCTGCACGTATGTACTCGCGCAGCCTAGTGACTTAGGAATTAACGCATGGGCGTTAACACCTGATGAAGGCTATCAAATAGCGACTGCAATCGCTATTTGCTGGGCGGCTGGCTATGCATTCCGCGTAGTTGGCCAATTTTTAAAACCAAACCAATCTCTCGAAGGGGAATAAGCATGGATGTTTCAGCAATCGTAACACTATTAACAACTGTAGTTACTGCAATCGGCACTATCGGTGGCGCTTTACTTTTAATCTGGGGTACCAAACTAGCTTACCGCAAATTGACTGGTGGCTAAGAAGCAACAGCAAAACAAAGCCCTGCCTCGGTGGGGCTTTCTATTTTAAAGGGGAATTACATGGCTGGTTATTTCATATTGATAGGTTACTTGGGGGCATTATGGATTATGTTCGGCGTTTAATATTCTGCTTACTAATCTCAATACCTGCACTCACACACGCGGCTCAAACTTACACGCCGCCAATGACTTACAGAATACTTGCAAGCCTTGGTGGTAATGGCTCCAATCAAGGTTCAGTAATGAATGTCTGTCAAGGTGCAATCGCTGCACTAAACAACAAGAACTATGCGCAAAGCTCATCTAAAATCATTTCCGTTAACACATGTACTCAATCTACAAGTGTAAATAATGCAGGTAACCAAGAACAATATTTTGATATTAACGGTGTATACAATGTTCAAACTGGTTCAAACATCACGACTACCAGCTGGTTAGCTGGTGCCGCTGCTCAAACTTGTACAGCACCTGATTTGAGAGGCGGTACTAT